AATTTTCTGCATGGGTAACTGAATTCGATAAAAAAGATTTTAAAGTATATCAAAAACAAAACATGGAACCATTTGAAACAATCTTTTTAAGATTAGGTGCTGTGGTATTAAAAAATGCAGAAAATTTCTTAGCAGCAAATCCATCTGAATCAGTTCAAGAATTAAAAGCAGATTTAGCTCAATTAGTTAAAGAATTGCAAGTAAGTGAAGATCCTAATACAATTAAAAAATTAGAACAGGAATTACGCCGTATACAACGGTTAGGAGGCTTCGAAGCAATTATACCTTCTGAAGGTATAGTATTCGTCTTTGGAGGACATACATATAAATTAACAGGTGCCTTCGCGCCAGTCAATCAACTACTAGGAGTGCTGAAATACGCACGATAACATATTTATATAAAATGGATAAAAATCATGGCTGAAAAACACAAAAGCAAATACAAAAAACCGGAAAACAAAAAACCTACATATCGTAAAGATATTAAAGATTATACATTGGATAACAAAGACGGAAACTTGAATCCAAAATCTGCAGGTGAAAAAATTCCTAATCTTTTACGCAAAACAGATAAAGAAATGCAAGATGATGGAAAAATGTATCCAACATATAATGCAGATGATCGTTTGTATAAAGATTTAGAAGATGGTGATTATGATCCTAAAACAGCTTTGAAACGTATGAAAAAGCGTCAAGATAAAGAAGAAAAAGATGTTGAAGATGTCTTGCAAGATAAAATTGAAAATTTAACTAGAGAACAAAAAGAACGTTTAGTTAGAGAATATGTACGTCGCAAAATTGCAAGAGTTATTTCAGAACGAGCATTAGCAGAACAACCTGCAGAAGAAGAAGATCCTACTGCAGTTCCAGCAGAAGAACCAATTGTCGACCCAGCTGCAGCACCAGTAGACCCAGCAGCTGATCCAAATGCAGCACCAATAGATGCAACAGCAGGAGCTGCAATGGCAGCACCGATAGCAGGCGCAATGGCAGGTGGAACAGAAACACCACCACCTGCAACAGATGCAGCACCAGCAGCAACTGAACCAGCAGCAACCGAACCTGGTCCTGAAGAACGTCAAACACTAAATATATCAAAAGTTACAGATGTATTATCTTCAGAGCGATCTAATTTAAGTAGAATTGAAATACTATTTAAAGCAATCGATGAAACATTTAAAGATGCAGATCCAGTCGATGTTAAAAATTTCTATAGATTAATGTTGCGAACTATTGCAAAACATTATAAAAAAATAGATACAGCCCCTAAACAAGAAAAATAAAAAGTTATATGTCTAAAAAGTTACAAAATATCAAAGCCATCAATCAAATGTTAGATGGCACTCATAAGTTTCAAACAAAAAAAACAGTAGGATTCTCAGATGCAGAAAAATCTGCAGAGCTTAACGAACGTCATGAAATAGGTGATGTCTGGGAAGAAACTACATCTTCGGGAACAACATATGTCGTTGAGCAACGAGATGGATTCCGTATTCGAAAAACTAAAAATTCAGATGTATTGCAGTCCGTTAGAGATGAAATTCGTTCATTTCCTAATTGTAGAAAAGAAACATGTACATGCGCCGGCACACATATGTTAGATTTAAAAATGCGCGGAATACATGGAATGTGTTTTGATTGTGTGATTGAAATGGAACATGAAATGAAAACGGAAGGCACATTTGATGAATACGCTCGTAACAAAGTTAGAGAAAATGCATTAGCATGGCTACAAGATGCAGAACGAGATGTTGAAATGTTAAAAAAGGCATACACACAAGTTGCTGAATTTGTTACAAATAGTCAAGGCGAATTAGAAACATATGCAGCAAGAATGACACCAGAAGAATTTGAAAATTCAGTACAACAAGAATTTGAGAAATTTAAAGAACAATTTTTAAATAAACTAAACGGAGAAACAACAAATGAAAATGATTAAAAAGTATTGGGTAGCTATCGTTGTCGGTATCGGCGCAATTATTGCATTTTTTCTATTCACTTCAAAGAAGAAATCAAAAAAATTAGAAAAAATTGCTGAAAAAATTGAAGATAATACAGAAAAGATTATCGAGACAGAAAAGAAGATTGAAGTAATCAAAGAAAAAACAGTAGCTGCAAAAAAAGAAGCAGTTAAGTTGAAAAATGAAATTGCTGAAATTGAAGAAGCTAAAGAAACAATTGAAGTTGTTGAAGTAGCTATTGAAGATGCAAAAGAAAATATTTTGAAAAAAACACGTAGAAAAAAATGAAAAAACTAATTATCATTTTATTATTTCCAATTCTTGCATTTTCGCAAAAAGGAAAAACAAAACTAGACACATGTTTTACTCAGTCTGAATTAGCAGATATATCATTTGTAATAGATTCACTTTGGGCAGCAGACGATATTAATAATGAATTAATTGTTAAGTATCGCAGTCTAGTTAAACAACAAGATTCAATTGCAACATTAGATTCAATGCATATTGCAGAACAAGACACCGAAATTAAATTGTTAAAATCTAACATTGATTTATACAAAGAACAAATTAAATTGATGCAACCGAAATGGTCTGACAAAAAAGGCTTATGGTACGGATTCGGATTTTTATCAGCATTAGGTACCGGAATTTTAGTTAATCAACTAGTAAAATAATATGATGCAACCAAACATAAAACAGATCATTCAACAACAATACACAATGTGTGCGAAAGATCCTGTTTTCTTTATGCGTCAATATTGTTACATTCAACATCCAAAAAAAGGTAAGATTAAATTTAATCTATTCCCATTTCAGGAAGATTCATTAACTGAATTGCGAGATAACAGATACAGTGTTATACTTAAGTCTCGTCAGTTAGGTATCTCAACTTTATCTGCGGGGTTTGCTCTTTGGAGCATGTTGTTTAAAGACGATTTCAATGTACTTGTTATTGCAACAACTCAAGAAGTAGCAAAAAACTTAGTAACAAAAGTACGTGTCATGCACGACAATTTGCCTAGTTGGTTAAAAGGCACAATTGAAGCAGACAATAAACTTTCATTGAAATTCAAAAACGGCTCGCAAATCAAAGCAGTATCATCTGCAACTACTGGAGCACGTTCTGAAGCCTTATCATTGCTTATCATTGATGAGGCTGCGTTCATTAGAAATATTGAAGAAATATGGATAGCATCACAGGCAACATTATCAACAGGTGGTGGTGCAATTGTATTATCTACTCCTAACGGTGTTGGTAACTGGTTTCATCAAACATGGGCTGATGCTGAATCAAAAATAAATGGTTTCCACACAGTTAAACTACATTGGACGGTACACCCTGAACGCGATCAAGCCTGGCGAGATCAACAAACTCAATTATTGGGTGAACGTGGTGCTGCTCAAGAATGTGATTGTGACTTTGTATCATCAGGTCATACTGTAATTGATGGTTCTATATTATTAGAATATGAAACACAGTGTCAAGACCCAATTGAAAAACGAGGATTTGATAATGGTTATTGGGTTTGGGAATATCCAAATTACGATCGCGATTACATAGTAGTAGCTGACGTTGCACGAGGCGATAGCGCTGACTGGTCCGCATTTCATGTGATTGATGCACAAGATATACGACAAGTTGCAGAATACAAAGGCAAAATACCTCCTAAGGATTTTGGCAACATGTTAGTAACAGTTGCAACAGAGTGGAACAATGCATTGCTAGCAATTGAAAATGCAAATATTGGATGGGCTGCAATACAACCAGCATTAGACCGCGGATATGAAAATTTATTCTATACATATAAAGATGATGGATACGTTGATACTGAGGTACAATTGAAAAAAGGTTATGATATGAAAGATAAGAGCCAAATGGTTCCTGGAGTATCAACTACAACACGTACTAGACCATTAATGATATCATCACTCGAAATGTATATGCGAGAACGCACACCAATTATCCGAAGCAAACGATTAATACAAGAATTGTTTGTATTTATTTGGTTAAATGGAAAAGCACAATCTCAACAAGGATATAATGACGATTTAGTAATGTCATTTTGTATCGGGTTATGGTTAAGAGATACATCTCTAAAATTAAGACAGCAAGGAATTGATTTGCATAAACGAACTTTATCGCAATTTCAAAAATCGACAAAATCTGTTATTTACACAGGAAAACCAAACAATGCAACGGATGGTTGGAAATGGAATAATGGCTTCAATGACGAAAATTTAACCTGGCTTCTGTAACTAGTTATATTTATAATAAAAAAATAATATTATGGCGTCTTTAAGAAAACGTTTACAAAACCTTTTTGCCACGAATGTGATCGTTCGTGCATATGGTAAAGATAAACTACGTGTAGTCGATACGAATCGTTTACAAGGAGTTGGTAATTTAAATCAAACTAAAATAGCAGACCGGTACACACGGATGCATAGTTCGAACAAACATATCGTTGGTGGTAACGGAGGATATGATTCGAATTATTACATGTATCAAAATCGTTTGCAGCTTTATGCTGATTATGAAATGATGGATCGAGATCCTATTATTAGTTCAGCATTAGATATTTATTCTGATGAATCTACATTAGAAGATCAATTTCAAGAAATTTTAACTATTAAAACAAATAATAGTCAAATTCAAAAAATACTTTATAATTTATTTTATGATATTTTAAATATTGAATTTAATTTATGGACTTGGATTCGTAACATGACAAAATATGGTGATTTCTTTTTAAAGTTGGATATTGCTGAAGAAATTGGAATTTTAAATGCACGTCCATTTTCAAGTTATGAAATGGAAAGATGGGAAGAATATAACCAAACTACTGGAGAATATGAAATCAAATTCAAAAACGTTGCGTCAGAACAAATGACATACGATGTGTTTGAAGTAGCACATTTCCGCATGTTATCAGATTCTAACT